GTAATTATTCCAAGGTTTAGTAAATTAACACACACGATAAAATGGAGATTTTAATATGAAGATTAAACTCAAAGATGGCGTATCTGCTTCTGATATACCTAGATTTAGTGGAGTTTATAAAAGAATGGCTTCTATGCTATCAAATAATAGTGTAGCAGAATTTAATGAAGGACTACCAAAGGGTTGGGAAAATTATGCTGAAGAGGTTAATAGCCCTACTAAGAAGGAAACTAATAAAAATAAAGGAGATAAATAATGGCTATTAATGCTAGTTTTTTCAGTTCTAAAGAACTATCTGTTGGTGTAGGGATTGATAATAGTGCAGTAGGAACTGCTGCTACTAGTTTTACTTATATTGAAGCTGACTCTGTCACTCCCCCAACATTTAATGATATAAAAATAGAAAGAAGGGGCGGCTCTGGCTCTGGTATAATGACTGCTACTACTGATATGTTTCATTGGGGTAAAGGGGCTACAATAGAAGGTAGTGTGAGTGGCTATATGACCGATGCATTAGTTCCCCTATTAATGTCTAATGTATTAGGTACTGCTGTATCTTCTAATTCATGGACTGTTGATGGAACAAGTACATCTAATGTAACATTTGAACATGCTGATAGCAGTCCACTATCTAATAAAACATTAACATTTGCATATAATGGTGTTGGTAGTAGTACTGATGATTGTTTAGAGGTTCCCGGATGTGTTATTACAAGTTTAACGCTTAGTGCTGATCCTAACGAAGATGGTGGAAGAATGAAATTTGATGCTTCTTGGATATCAAGAACACGAATTGCTATTGGTGGTACTTATGATGCAAGTGTATCTACAGGTGCTGCTACTTATAGTGAAGACTATGTTTATTTAGGTGATTATGGTTACAACACACAAGTTGATGCTACTGACGTATTGTTAAAAAGTTTTTCAATGACTATAGAAAATCCAGTTGTATTTGGTGGTTTTGGTGGAAGTGGGGCAAATGGCACTCCACAAACTTATATTCGTTCAGTACCTGAAATGATTATTACTGTTAATCCTGTTCTTAAATATGATGGTGCTTGTGACCAATTATGGGAAGATGCTAGAGGTAGCGATGATGGAGTCCAGGCTGAAACATTGGCTTCACCTGCCTTTGAAATGACTTCCGCAGCTAGTGATGCAGATAGAACCATTTCTATAACTGATGGAACTGTGACTGAAATATCTTGGGATGAAGGTGATTATCTTGGTCTTAATGTTACAATTAAAGCTAGGGGTGATAATGCAACATCTTTCTATTTTAAACATGCTTAATAGGAGTTAAAAATGAGTAAAAAAATCGTGGAGTTAAAGTCTAAGAAGAAAGTAGAACTTAGAGAAATGACATTAGATGAGGTAGATTTTTGCAATGATATTGCAGTAATGAAATATAAAGGTGGTGAACTATCTCATATTGAAGGCTTATCTAAAACTAGAACTGCTTGGCTTAGACGAGGTATTAAGGGTGGAGACTTTAAGAATTATAAAACTGATACAAATGGATACCCTAATGATTCAGTTTTGAAACAATTGGATGAAGAAGATAAGAATGAATTAGTTCAATTAGTACAGGAGTATCAGACCATGGGGGAATAGATTCCCTCACACTATCACTAAATGTCCATTTTGACAATTGGTGTGGGGGATGTGATTTTCATAGCTATCCTTATGAGGCAAGGATTCCTATTTCTTCTAATGGTAAATATCCTAATAAAGTTTTCAGAGAAGATCAAGATATTTGGGATGTAATAGATTTACTTATAACTGATACTAAGGAGTGTAATGATATGAAGGGCAAAAGTTTTGATATAGCATCATCAATATCACAACAGTTGTCCTTTTTTAGTTGCCCTAATATTATTTTAAATAATGAATGTCAGTCAGATATATCTCAATATTTATATTGTAAAGAATTTGGAGTAACCCCATTTCCTGGTAGCTATAGAGAGCAACCAGCACGATGGATTCATAAAGTTAATATTATAAAAAATGCTATGTCTAAAAGAGAAGAGAGAGAGTATAAGAAAATACAGAAAAATAGTGAGATAAAAGCAGGAGTTAATAATGGCTAAAAAAGTAATTAGAGATGCCTCAAAAGAATATGAAAAATTAGAAAAGGTATTAGAAGGTGTTGCCGCATCACTAGATAAAAGCACTAAATCACAAAGACGATCTAATGAAGAAGTTAGAAAGGGCATAACTGGTGTTAGAAATTTAAGAAATCAAGTAAAAAAGACAACTAAAGAAACTGACAAGGGTTCTACTGCTTGGACAAAATATGGTAGAAAATTATCTATTGCTCGTTCAAGAATGCTTATTGTTGCATTTGCTGGTAGAATGGTGGCAAATACTCTTGGTCAAATGTTTATGGCTGCGGCAAAACAAGAACAAGCAGAAATAAAATTAGCCTCTGCACTTGGTAGAACATCTAAAGAATTATTAAACCATGCTTCTGCCATGCAACGAGTTACAAGATTTGGTGATGAAAATGTAATTGCTGCACAGGCAAATATCGCTGCATTTATTAAAGACGAAGAGATTGTTAAAAGTTTAACAGAGGCTACTTTAGACCTTGCATCTGCTAAAGGAATGGATTTAGTAACTGCTTCAGACCTTATTGCAAAATCTGTTGGTTCTTCTACAAATGCTCTTTCAAGATATGGAATAGCTGCATTTGGTGCTGCCAAATCAACAGAAAGGGCAGAAAGTGTTGTAAGGAATATAAGTACACTATATGGTGGACAAGCAAAAGCCCAAGCAGAGAGTTATGCTGGAACAGTAGATGGAATGAAAAATGCAATAGGTGATGCTGCCGAGGCTATAGGAGATTTACTTGCACCAATTGTAATAGTTCTTGCAAATACCCTTAAAGGTGCTGCTGAAATGGTTGAACGCTTTATGGATGGACTATCTTCTGCCGCAGTATCTGTAGATAATTTTTTCTTTGGCTTAACTAATTTAAAAAATGCTAGTATGGATTATTCTACACACTTATCTGGATTTCAAAAGAAATTACAAGATTTGTCATATGAAGAACTAAATGCCCAAATAGAGAATAATATTGAATTATTTGGCACTTCAGAAGAAATTATAGGAACTAGCCAAGATTCATATGATAAGTTAAACGATAGCATAAAAAATTATGATGCCTTAAATGGTAAGATTAATATAGGTATTAAAGAAAGTATTGATAATATTGTACAGCAAGGAAATGCTCAATCCAGTCTTGCAGTATCAACCAATAATATGAATGATAATTTAGAGCATATGGCTAAAGTAAGCACAACTGTAGCAAATGCACTAGCACATGTTATTCAGACAGAAGACGAATTAAAATTAGCAGAAGACGATAGGACTAGAAGACAGGGATTTGCACAAGAATTATATGCTAAAACATCAGCATCTCAAAAAACTGCAACCGAAAATATGATTAAGTGGGTTAAGGCTAATCAAGGGGCATTTGAATCTACTGAGGCTTATCTCGCCACTCTTAAAATGCTTGAAGCTCAGTTAGATAAAGTTAGTAAGGTAGAGGCAGCAACATCTAAACTTAAAGTGCAACTTGCACAAGAGACTTTTAATACTTTAGGCGTATTTAATGATGCTGAAATAGATAGAATAAATAAATTAATGAATGCTGACATTAATGCTGTTAAAAAAACATCTGCATATAAACGAGCCCAAAAACGTGGTGATAACGTAGCAATGGCACAGCTTGAGAAAGATGCTATGAAAGCCACTTACCCTCAAAGAAAAAAACTTGCTCAACAAAAATTGGCTCTAGGAATAGCAGATATTGCTTTAAGTACCGCTGTTGCTATGATGAAGGCAAATAAAGATTATGGCTGGCCGGCATCATTGATACCAATGGCAATGATAGGAAGTATTGGTGCAATGCAAACAGCAGCGGCAGTAGCAGCAAATCCAATTCCTAAATTTGCTCAAGGTGGTGATTTTGTAACTGCTGGTCCACAGAATATTATGGTTGGTGATAATCCAGGTGGTAGAGAAAGAGTCCAAGTTACACCACTTTCTTCTCCAAATGTTGCTGGTCCACAAGAGGGTGGTGCATCTATAACTGTAAATGTATCAGGCAATGTATTATCACAGGATTTCGTAGAAGGTGAACTTGCTGAAAATATCAAGGAAGCAATAAGACGTGGCACGGATTTTGGAATCAGTTAAACAGTTATATTATGTAATTACCACTAAACAGCTATTTCTAGAATGGCTTTTAGAGATTAATACATTCATTGGCAGGAAGTTAGTTAGAAGCCTTGCAGTAGAAGAGATAAATGAGTTTGCAGAAACTAATGAAACCCTAGACATGCGAACTGTGTCAGACAGAATTAAAAGGAATATTATTCACGATGAGGATGTATTAAAGATGAGATGGGATTTATGTTTAGGTTGTGATTTTTTAAATGATAATAAATGTGATAAATGTGGTTGCTTTATGAAGGTGAAGCATAAATTAGCAATGGCTTCATGCCCTGTTGGGAAGTGGGATAAATATGTCGCTTAGTTTACCTACCAATTTCGAGAACGATATTCAGGGCAGGGATACTGCACTTGTTCCTGTTATTGTAATAGGAACTTATCAACAGGGAGTCGGGGGAGCTGCCCTTGGAGATGCTTATTTTATTAGCACCAATAATTTGTCAATACAAGTTCTTCATTCACTCGCCACTTGGGTTACAGAATCATTTAATCCTATTTTATTAAATATCCCATCATTAAAAGAATCTATTGATATTGAAAAGAGAAACTATAAGATATCTTCTGTAAATTTAGATATTAGTAATTTTCCTTATGAGGGTGAAAGATTTTCTGAACTTGTAAGTGATTCATCATTAATTAATACAGAAGTTAGAATATATTGGGTATCACCATCAACAACGCAGATTTTACCTATTGATATATGGGGTTATGATCCGAGTGATATTGGGGCAGCTCTGCAAGTTTTCAACGGAACTATCAGACGATACACTCACGATGATGAAAAGGTTAGATTAGTAGTTGAAGATCGTTCACAAGCAACACTTCATAAGGATTTACCACTTGAGAAAAATTATCTTAAAACAGATGATACTGTTCCTGATAAATATAAGGGTAAGCCTAAACCTTTTGTATATGGACATGTAGAAAAAAGTCCTGGAGTTGTATCTTATTCTCCTTCTACAGATGAATTTGGGATAGATACTGGATTTATAAATGTTACTTTTGACAATTCCACAGAATCAAAAACTGTAGCCAGTGAATCAACACCCTTCGATGATTTTTATGTGTATAAAAATGATGGTTATTATAAGATACCACAAACGATTCAGGAAGAATTCTACGCATATCTGCCTGCAGATCAACAAAATGTTTTTGGCTATAAGTTCCCCATTGGTGAAAATACCAATATTCAATATATAGATGAACCATTAGGATCAAATATAGTAGAATTGGTTTCTGAAAATAATTTTGATTTTGGTAATCCGATATATAATGACGAAATTTTAGTACGAGAATCTAAAACACCTCAAAATGGAATAATAATTTCTCCTACAAAAAAAATTGTAGATGCAGAGTCAGACCCAGATGTATTGACAGGGGTCACCAAGGAATTATATACATCTCTTGGTTTGCGATTAAATTCTTTACATGAAAATCAAATTGTAGGTACTATGATGAGTGAAGGCTCTCAAACTCATCATTGGCAAGGCACATCTTCACTTGATGGGGTAGATAGGACTCACAATTATTCAGATTTAAGCAACATCACTAATCAAGATTTACTCTTTGATGGAATAGGGCAATATGAGGGAGACGATGATCATATAGATAGTTGTGCTATTGGCTTTACAGCACAATCAGAATCTCTTAATCTTGACGATCAAACTGCATTTTGGATAGTTAGATTAAATTTCTATGTTATAAATCGTGACTTGGTTGGAACTGATCCCTATGTGCCTGAAGACATGACATTAGGATTTTTTGCTGATATTGGAAGTTTTACTTCTCATGATTATTTTACTATTTCTGGAAGTGATATACCTGAAGATGATTCTAATACCTATGATGTGTGGAACGAATTGCATTCTATTGATAAGTTTTATCCCGATAGTTCTGGAACAGGAAGTTTAGTTGTCAAGGCATACTTGCTTGGTAGCTTTAAATATCAATTTGCTGGAAATATAAATATTGACCAGCTTGTAAAAAATGAATGGGGTTTAGTAAAAAATGTTTTAAAACAAGAGTACTATGCCAATGTAAATGGAAGGAAATCAGATGATCCAAAAGCACCTGAAATAATTGAGGATATATTAAAAACTGAACTTGATCCAAACATTAATATTCCCACCTTGCCAAGCGAATATCCTGATTGGAAATATGCCTTCACAGTAGATAAGAAGATAAACTCCAAGAAATTAATTGAGAACATAGCTTCTGCATCGCCCTATATCCCCAGATTTAATAATATGGGTGATTTTATCCTTACAGAAATTCCTGTAGATGGAAGTCCCCCAGATGGTGTGGAAGTTCAAAGAATTAAAGAAGCAGAATGCATTGATTTCAGCTTTAGTAGAACTAAAATAGAGGATGTTTATACTAAAATTGTATTCAAGTATAATTGGGACTATGCAAGGGAAGAATTTAATGGTAGCGTATCTTTTGAAATAGATGAATTTATAGAGACTGGTGTCGACAAGTATGAGTATGATTATTATGGATTTACTGAACCATATGAGATTGATGAGACTCATGGAGGGTATATACATCCCGATAGCACCCTTGTAATTGATGATGATAGGGGTAAGTATATAAGAAAATCAGATTCCCATGATACTGCACAGAATTTTACAAAATGGTATTTAATGTGGTCTTGCAATCAGCATTTGAAGATGAAAGTTAAACTACCATTGAAGTATATGAATTTAGAAATAGGAGATATGGTGGATTTTGATTATATCCTTGGTGGA